AAAGATAAGAGAAAGACACCGATGCGTCAGTTAGCGTATTACCTGCTAAACATCGAAAACCCTTACAGAGTAAAGAGTGCAATAGCTCACTTTATTCCTGTAAATACTCTAAAGAAATGTGTCATCGGCAAAAAGAAGATGAACATTAAATTCGTTAACCCTATTTAGGAGATACGTGAATGCGTAGAATAATAAGAACAATTAAGTACATACTTATGCCTTGGAAGAAGGCAACTAATGCTTTATGGTTTCAAGTAAGAAATCATCAAAAGCGTATCAATGGTATTACTTACAAGTTAAATGAACTAGAACTTTCTTTGGAAGGCGTTAGTGGTACTCAGGAATCGAGTAAGCCACGCCGGGGACGCCCTCGTAAGAAATCTTCATAACCCCGAACATTGGAGGAAATGTCATATGGCAAAGGTACTAGTACAAACCTTCGGTGGAGTTGTAAAGACGATGGACGCAGACAATCCAGCAGGATTGGCTGAGAGTCTTGGTATCTCTTTAGACAACACCACTATCAATGTTAATGCTAAGAAAGCAGAGCCAAATGCGTCATTAAGAGATGACGACTTTGTTGCTTTTGTTACTGATAAGGTAACATCTGGCTGTTAGTCATTAACCCGTGATTCGTTTAGTGTGGCGTGAAGCCAATAGTAATAAAACCGACTATGTGTAAGGACTCCGTCCAATAGAAAGCCGGACCGTCACACTTACGATGATTTCAATGTTAACAAGGAGAAATATGGAAACTATTTTCAAATCAGCCCGTGCTAAATTACTCGCATTAGCACATTGGTTAGAATCAAATGCGAGATATCAAAATAATATGATGTCTAAAAATGAATCACTTGACTTAGCTACATATTATCTTGAAAAGTTAGATGTACATAGTGTCCGTAGATTAAGATATTTTGACTCTGAGGAAGATTATCACGAGGATTACTATGAATTTCGTGTTAAAGTAGGTAAACCTAAGTTTAGAGGTACAGTAAATTATACTTTACACGAACATAGTCTAGTGTTTAATACTAATAGACCTACTAATGTAAGATTAGCAGAGGATTACGAGTGGGAACCTTGGATTATGAATATTGCCCGTGCTCATTTAGGTACAAGTTACAAAGAAGCAGAGCGTTGGCATAGATATAACATCTATTCTGGTCACCCTCACATTAATGAATATGGCGAACCTTGTTTAGGTGGCTGGGCTAATGCTTGGTCATCTTGTATATCAAGTGGTAACATATCATCATTGATACCTGTTGCACAGAGTTTTCTAAATACGTGGACTTCAAATGACGCATACTTCAATATAAATGATTTATATCGTAGTTATAGAGTGTTACCATTGCATTTTAGAAAGCTTATGCCCTTACCAGAGTTTCAATCACATACACATATGTGGTACAAATTCAGCAGGAACCAGAGTCGTAGGTTTAGTGCTTACAACTTTTGTAGATGGGTATCTCGAAACGAGAATGCTATATCTGCATTAGTATACAAAGAAGGTTTTGACTTTCGCAAATTGTATCATTGTTATAGTGGCGTTGTTGCAAACAAAGTCATAAAGCACGATACAGAATGCAGAATGAAAGACAAACTTTTCAATGGTATTCAAACTCTAAGGAGTATGCACCAAACAGCGTATAATAAAGTAAATGAGGCTTTACAGGGAGCACCTACTAAACTGGTTGAAGGTTTAGTTCAGGAAACAATGATAGATAAAGCTAGACTTTATATACCAGCACCTTGGTCAACTAACCCGTCTAATATGTGGTATTCTCAAACCTACAATTTTGAAGATTATGTAAATAGTCAAATAGATAGGCAAAGAAGGTCTATGCGTAACAGAACAGATACACCAGTTACAATTCAAGACATAATGCACTTTAATCACAATGCTCATAAAATGATTAGATACCAAAATCACACGTATCTAGAACCTCAACACATTAAAGAAGGCGTCATTTATTTTAATGTGAATGTAGAAGACAGGGATTACGCATTTGATATGTTTTACGCAACTAACAACATACTTACAGAATTTGGCTATGGTCAAAATATAATACGTTTTGATGTTGGTGGCGACAAATACGCTGAGAGTATTATTGACGCATTATCTGCAATGGATAATATGAGACTTAACGCAAGTCAAATAGACGAATACACAAACAGAATAGCATACAAGGCTCTATGTAACTACGAGTCAAATTTACAACTAGTAATAACTAAAAGGATACATAATGGGAAAGACAAATACAAACCCATCATTTCAGATAATGGTTTCGGAAATGATTCACAACAAAGTCAGTTATCTCTTGAATCGTTTTAAGGATACTGAATGGTCAGGACCTGCGTGGTACAAGATACTAAAAGCAGAGAAAAACGGCTTTCCAACAAAAGTCGAACTAGCATACTTTAAACCAATACATCTAGGTCACGGTACAGAGACAGAAATTGACGGCGAAAAGCTCGGTAAACTATTACCAAAGCTTTACAAGAAAATGCCAGACCTTAAAAGTTGTTATTTAGGTTTAATTCATTCGCATCATACTATGGGTGCATTTCTTAGTGGAACAGATAAAGACACAGCCAGAGAACAAGCAACCAGCGATGGTTTCTTTTTCAGTACTGTTGTTGCTTCACAGAAAGACCCATATGCCTGTTGCTTTACTTATACCGATAGATATGGTTATTCTAACCTAATTGACGGCGAAGTAAATGTCAATATGCCTAAAGTAAGTGTGCCTAAAGAATGGGTTGCAGAAGCTACTGCTATCAAGAAAGCCAAGAAAGAAGAGTCTAAAATCACATATATGAATGGTAATCAATTATCATTGGTAAATACACGTGGTTATTCTCACGGTGGATACGGAGCTTACTACGCTAGAGACTGGGACGATACTCCAGACCCAACGCCGAAGGAACCTATTGATGAAAAAAAGACATCATCCTCTTGGGACAAGGAAACTGAGATACCCGAGAAGGAAATGGAAAGAATGGAAGACTTATCTCAGGAATTTATGGACGGAATGGTTACATACCACGAGTTCATAGAAAAGGTAAATAAAGAATGTCCAAATATTAATCCTTACGATTATATGGATGGACGAGGAAACGGAGCTAAATACTATTGATATTTATATTAATAAGTATTAACTTTAGTTTTATAGGGCACGGTTGCTCTGACTTTGGTTTAAGCCAACCCGGTACCAAGTCATACAGTGAATAAACACCAACGCCGTGCCCGTTCTTTTAAAGCAACAGCTTTTGCCACGATAGAACTATCGCAAGTAAGAGCTGTGAGAATCAGTAGGCTGTTGCATCTTTTCTCAGGGGGGCTACCTTCCTTTCCACAACTACCAACACAGCAATGGTAGTCCCCATTCATTTTAATAATAACATAAGGAGAACTGTTTATGATGACAGTACCACAAAAGAAGTACTTTTGTAAACGCATTGATGAGATTACTAATCAAAAAGTAAGTGAACTCAAAGATGTCGAAGCAATGAGTAATAAAGCTATTGCCGCAATGGGTCTTGCTAACGGTAAAATACGTTATCCACAAGAAATATCTAAAATATGGGAAGCTATTGATTTAATAATCAATGACGGTGAAGATATACGATGGGGTAGTAGTACTTTAGGAAGTTTAGTAATAGAACCAATGCTAATAGGATTTTCAGAGTTTAAACACGAAATGACTACTAAAATAGCTAAAGAAAATTCAGAAATCGTTAACCAGCGTAACAAGCTTTACGAAGAAGCTACACGCATAAAAGACGTTGCTATGTTCGGTTCAGAAGAAGCCGCACACGCAATGTTAAAGGACTTTATTGAATGGCAACTAAAATAAAAACAAGATTCCTTAGAAATAAGGACCTTATCCCATTAGAGTCACTTAGTACTATTAGTGTAATAGGTCTAGGTGGCATAGGCTCGTTCTTAATACAAGGATTAGCTATGATGGGTTGGCACAAAGTTATCGGTTATGACAGCGATGTCATAGAAGACCATAACCTAAGTACCACTTGCTACCCACTAGATGAAACTGGTAATGCAAAGAAAGATTCTGCACAAGGATTATTTTCTGCATACAGCGAAAACTGGCAGGAGTTTATACCAAAAGACAACTTTACGATAAACGATAAAGTAACACCGAAGATGATTGTATGCACGGATGATATGGAATCGAGACGAATGGTATTTAATAAGTGGTCAAAGAGTGACAACCCACATTTCTTTATAGATATGCGTATGGGTGCAACTAGTGTGGAGATGGTAACGTGCACTCCGTCTAACATAGAGGTCTATGATAAGCACTGGGTACCCACGCATACTATTCCACCAGCACCTTGCAGTATGAAACATACTGTATTCGCTACTAACCATATTGTGTCCCTTGGTTTAGCTCAGATATATAATATTGTTGCTAATTTAGCATACTATGACTATATTTGGACCAGCCTGAACCCAAATATGGTCGAATTTGGGACATTAATAACTCCAAAAATACAGGAGGTATCAGTTGATACAAGTAAGAAAAGTGTCAACCGAGTGGACAGCAATGCCATCCGGTCTGACATACTTAATCATAGGACAGCCTAAGACAGGTAAAACTACAGCTTGTGCTAGTTGGAGTCCTAAGGGCAGTGATGGTGTATTAATCATCGACACTGACTTAGGCTCTGACTTTGTTAACAATGCTAACACAGTTACAGTTACAGGTCTTAACGCTCCTATTCGCCCCGTAATGCACGAGGGCAAACAAGTTACAAAAAACGGTGTAGCTGAAAATGAGGTAATCCCAGCAGAAGAACGTGGTTTTAACTATCGTTCTGGTGATGATAAAGGCAAACCAATGCCAGTATACTCTATGATAGAAGTATATAATTGGATTGTAAAAGAATGGGATAACCTGCCGTACGATACCATAGTAATAGATACAATAGGCGAGGTTAACAGTTGGATAGAATCTGCTGTTATACACGAACTAGGTATTACTGCTATGGGTGAAGGTCAATGGGGTGCAGATTGGGGCAAAGCTAGACGTAAAAATCTAGATGTCATCAAACGATTCCAAGACCTAATGAAAAAGAAAGGTGGTAACCTAGTACTAGTTGCTCATAGTAAGACGTCACAGATGCAAGATGGTAAAGTACAACTAGCACCAGAACTACCACGAGGACTAGGATACTCATTAGCGGCAAAAGCTGACGTTATTGGTTATACTACAGCCAGTAAAGATGATGGTAAGTACTATATCTCATTTGAGGCGTATGACGAGAGAGTTGTCGGTTCACGACTAAAACCTCTTGCTCAGAAAATACTCCCATTAGAGTATAGTGCTATATCTAACGAAATCCTAAAGTATAAGGAGGATAAATGAGTACACGTTTCAGACCAGCAGACCTAGACACATCCAGTGATGGAGGTTCTAAGTTTCTTGGATACGTACCTTGTGGTATTACCGGCTATGAAGACAGAAGTGACCAGTTTGACTGGGCAGATGTCTACATTGTAATATCCCTATCACTAGAGGGTTCGCAATACCCTCAGGAAATGAGGCTTTCGGGCTCTTTTGATAGAGAACCTAACGGTAATATCAAAACTTGCACAATATTAAAGAGACTTTATTGGTTCTTTGATACCATCGGCTTTGAAGGTGGTCCAAATGTGCAAGGCGAAATGGTAGATGAAAATGGCGAAAGCATTGACTTAGTCAATCACCTTGAGTCTAACTTCATTACCTCATCCCTTAATAACCCACGCAATAACTTTCTTGCATATCTGTACAAGGAGCAAGGTCGTAAAGACCCTAGCAAAACCTATACTACAGTTTTTCCAAAGTTAGTGGAGAATACACCTAGTGGTCGTAAGGACCTCGAAGGCTACATAAATTTTATGAAGTCTAAGAATCTTATTAAAGAGGTGCAACAAGGGGTAGCAACAAACACAGTCGTTCAACCAAATAATGGTGTAATGACAGATTCGAGCGAACCACCGTTCTAATGTTTGTTGAAATGGCAATCGGGAGTCCCTCTAAACGAGGGGCTCTCGTTCCTATTGAGGATATGTGGGACGTTGTATATGAGCAAGGAAAAGAACAAGCTATATACAGGAGTGTTTATCTGTATGATGAGGAAGCTGTAAAGTTTATTAAAACAAACGGCACAGTTAAGAACTTTCTAGGAACAAGATACATTGATAGTGTACCTATTGACATAGATAGAGCACAAAATACAGACGATTATACATTGCAACAAACGCAGTTTATAGTTGACTATCTATTTAAGGAACTTAATATTAAAGAAGGTAACTACGCTATTTACTTTAGCGGCACTGGTTACCACATTGATATTAGTGCAGAGTGTTTTGGCTTTAAACCAAGTGAGAATTTACCTTACCAAGTTAAAGCTACTATGCTAAGCATCTTAAATGATATTAAAACAGACCCAGCAGTCTACACTAGGACAGCACTAATAAGAGTAGCACACAGTTTAAATGTAAAGTCAGGTTTATATAAGATACCTTTAACCTTAGACGAATTATATACTAACCATACGAACATTGTTAAACTAGCTAATGATAGAAGATTAGACCACGGAGTAAGTGAACTCTGGGGTGAAGGTCATTTAGAAACTAGCATAGTAAACGAAGTTCCAGTAGTTAGGTCAATGCAAAAGGTAAACGAACCAAGTAATGTAGTGAATTGCGTACAATCTTTATATAATAAAGGACCTCAACAAGGTACACGTAATCATTCTTTACTACGTATGGCTTCGCATTTTAGACGTAATGGTATACCAAGTGATGCTACAAAAGCAAGTTTGTTACATTGGAATAACAATCAACTTAATCCACAAATAGTTATAGATAAGGTCGAAAGTACATATAACTATGGATACAAGTATGGTTGTAATGACGAATTGTTAGCAAGTTTGTGCAATCCAAAATGTGTATACTACAAAAACAAAGACTATCTCGTTGATATCAAAACATCTGGAGATTTACAATCAGAATTAAATAGCAGACTAGAGTCAGATTTTACTGGTAAAATGTTACCACTTGCTCAAATGTTTGGCTTACACGATAAAGATTGTAATGTTTATCCCGGTGAGTTGGTTACGATATTTGGACCTACAGGTGCTAATAAAACAGCACTAGCACAGAACATAGCTTTAGGTTATGACTTTGCTAATGACGAAATCAATAGAGAATGGCAGATACCGACTTTGTTCTTATCTTTAGAATTAAGTGGTTGGTATATGCACAGACGTAATCAACAGATAGTTGCTGGAATGAGTAAAGACGATGTTACTGCAAATTATAAATATGTTGGAGATACTTATAACAAGTATTTAGAACACGTTAATATGCAAACAGTAGCACCTACTCCAGATATGATACAAAAGACTATACGTGACCTGCAACCTAACTTAGTTGTAGTAGACTATATAGATTTAGTAGAAACACCTAGAGGTATTAATGGAGAATATGAACAAGTAAGATACATATCTCATTTCTTATCTAATCTAGCTGTCAATCTGGACATTATTATCATACAAATAAGTCAAGTTGCTCGTGAGTATTCACGTAATCAAATACTTGACATATATGCAGGTAAAGGTAGTGGTGCTATAGAAAATGCAAGTCGTAAAGTGATTGGTATAAATGGCAAACAAGATTCTACAGACAAAACTGTTTCGCTATTTAAAAACAGTGACGGTGACTTGTTTGATGTAGAACTAATGTGGACTCCATCATTTAGACTTAAAAGGAGAATATAATGGCATTACCATTCGGACCTAGGGCTGTAGTTAAAACAGAAGTATCGCAAGAAACTAAGTTAAAACTGCAAAAACTAGCTCAACAAAACAAACGTAGTATGCGTAAACAACTAGAATACATAATCGAAAAAGCTATAGAGGAAAAGTATGGCAAAGAAAACCACTAGAGAACTTGTTGGTGACTTCATTGATTTAGAGTGTCAATTAGAACACGCTGATGAAAACGAAGCTGTTGTGTTAACAAGTGCATTAGAAGTAACTAAAAAAGACATTGGTAGAAAAATGGATGGAATAGATTACTTTATGGTAGACATTGACAGAAAAATGCACTTAATAGACGCAGAAGTAGAAGCACTTAATAAAGAAATACATAGACTTAAAACTCGTAGAAGAGCTACTAATAGTCTAAAGGATTACTTTAACAAAACGCTGATACCTATGGTAGTAGAAGAACTTGGAGATGACAATGGAATCTATGAAACTGATACTTCAAGATATAAATTATACGAGACCTTTGGTCCTGTTGCTGTTATAGATGAAGACAGAGTTCCAGATGATTACAAAGTTGTTAAGATGACAGAAGCTATCGACAAAAAGAAAGCTAGAAAGGATTTAACACAAGGCGTTGATGTACCCGGATTCTTCATAGAGAAGGTTAAACGGGTGAGACGTTCGTGACTCCTATACTAGATGTATTCTTTACACAAAACGGTATTTGCATAACTTTAATAAACCTAATGCAAGTAGCACTGACGTTTACAAATGACTCAGTAGAACTACAGTTAGGGTTTTGGAAGTTTGGAAGTATCTTAACCTTAATTAAATCGGAGGATAACTTATGCCACGTAATGCAAGAAGTCAAAAAACAGTAATACTTGAACTACTTGAACAGGGAGTAAAAGTTACACCTATGATGGCATTGAATAGATGTGGTTGCTTTAGATTAGCGGCTGTTATAAATTCATTGCGAACAGATGGGCATAACATAACTACAGAACGTGTTAAGTCCCATACAGGAAATAAATACGCTGAATACACTTTAGTACAAGCGTAATAACTCTAAGGAGAGTCTCACCGCATCGAGGCTCTCCTTTTTAATCTACGGGGGTAGAAATGATAACACACTATTGGGACGCTATGATGGAAAACACAGTTCCATTTTTGTTAGCGTGGGAAGCCTACGTATTCTTTATGTTGATATTCTTTATTAGCATAGTGTACAGGCTTTCTAGAATAGAAAGAAAACTTAATAGATTGTTAAGGAAGAAAAGATGAAGTTAATGTGCAATCCTGACAAAAGAATGACTCGTAACGGGTTAATTAAGTTTTATCAAGACCTTATATCTAAAGGCACATTGTTAGTCGGCAGTGCTGGTTATAGAAGAATGGTCGAATTACAAGAAAGACAAGCAAGTCAGATGAAGTATAAGAGGTATTATGGCACAACAAAGAGACTTGACGTTGGGACCACCAAATAAAGAAGAGTTTAAAAAAGTATTAGAACCTATACATAAAACATATTGGCAAAAGGCATATAAAAAACTAGCCTCTAAGATGAGTTCTCTTAAGAGTTCTCTCAAACGGCGTAGTGAACAATACGAAGTAAAGTTCGACATAGATGCCGCCGATATACGTGTTATGTTCTATACTAGTTACGGCAAAGGCTGTAGGTATTGTGATAAACAATTAACTTTCAGAACTATTGCTTGTGACCATATAATTCCCTTAACAAAGGGTGGACCATCAAACCAAAAAAACTTACAGCTTATCTGTAAAACGTGTAACACACGTAAAGGACCTCTAGATGAGAAAGATTTTACGTTGTTAATACAATTAATAGGAGACTTACCAGAAGAATTAAGTCTTTACGTAATGAAAAAATTGGCTAAAGGAGGAAGATACTAATGTCAGTAAATGATAAAATAATTCACTTAATAAAGAAAAGATTAGACAAAGGACAAGAAGAATATAACAGAGAAGTGCCTATACGGAGAGAACGTGGTTTAACAAATCTACAAGAATCTATAGATGAAGTACTTGATACTGTTGTTTATCTTACAGCATACTTATTAGAACTAGAAGCAGACCAAGAAGAAAAGAAACCAGTTACAATAGGACCTAATAAGATGCAAATTATTTTACGAGCATTACACGAAGCACATAGCGAAGCATACAGAGAAAATAGTATGCACAGTGCAAATGAAATAATGGAGCTTATAGACGTATTAAAGAAAGGTAGTAAGTGGGACCACGAAGACGACAAACGTATTGGTCAAACTGATAATCCTATCAATAAAATACACGATGTAAGCCCACAAGACCCGGGCGATGAAAACGATAATCCGTTATCAGCACAGAGTAAGTGCATACCGGGTAGTAATTGCGATTAGAAATGAAAAGAGTCTCTCATATGTCAGAGTTTGTAACCGAAAGGTTGCTCTGTGAGGCAAACCAGTAGCAATAATGGATAAAAAGCAAGGCAGAACCTTGTTCCTAGCAATGGGTAAGCCAAAAAGAAGAAGAATGACAAATGAAAAATGGTTGGCACTAGGGACTCTTTCAGATTTGTATACAAGTGCTGTGGACTAGGCTATCGGGTTCGCTACCTAACGAAACGTGGATATTAGAGTCACCACGAACACAGCACATAAACATAACAAAGCTCCTGACCGAAGTATGGAGCTATACACCGAGGTTCTAACACGGTGAATTGTGTCTCCTCACAGTATAGTAACTAGTAGGAGGGAGCTTTGTTTAAATCAAGGAGAGAATATGCACTTAGAACATCAAGGACCTATAATACTACATACATTAAAGGAACTTATTGAAGACAAGAGCACACCAACGGAGAACCGTATGACCAAGAAGAACATAAAACAAGCCTTCAAAAATCACGGAGTTCAGTTAAACTCAGAAGCACAAGACCAAATTATATACGAATTACAATGTGTGGTTAATAGAATGGCTAAGCGTTGTCAAGAGGGCAATGTTAAGAGACTTACTCCAGAGTTGTTTTACATAGCAATGGGTAAACTCAATGACTAACAGAAAGAGCCGAGCAATCGGCTTTTTCTTTATTGAGTATCGACAGGAATCAATCTTCTGTTGCTAGTGCATAAACGCCAGTAATACCGGCACCTGCACCAAGGCGACTTGCAATAAATTCTGGTGTAATTTTATAGTTACCAAAAGCATTATCGTATTTTTCTGCAAGTTCTAATAAGTTGTTAATGTCAGCTTTAGCCATATTAGCTCGAGTTGCAACTCTGTCTAACATTTCGTCTGAAACTTTTACATTCTTTTTAGGAGTATATTTTTTACCAGTAGGAGTTGACGTTGGCTTTAAGTTTATCTTTACGTTTTTTAAAACTTCTGGCATACTTATTCTCTTAATAGGACTTACATTTAATACTGTTTCTCCTAGTTTAACGCCAAACAAGTCTCTTAAATCATCAGCCATCATAGTAATATGACTAGGATTTTTAGGGTCTACGACAATGGTACCTGCATAACCACCCCAGTCAATATTACCTTTCCTTGTCGGGGAAAATATAATTTGTATTTCTCCAGTATCTAATTTCCGGACTGAATTTTTACCAAAAATTGATTTTGCGTTTGAAAAAAGTTTTTCTGGACTTGTTCCCCCAGCATTTACACTTTCAAACCATTTTGCACTTCTTGAATCAAATTGTATGCCTCTTAGTACGTCACCACCTTGATACAATCCTTTGTTTTTTAGTTGCAAATATCTAATAGGGTCCCCTTTTTTTATGCCTTGTATTGATATCAAATTATCTATTGCTTGTTTAGGTAGTAAGTCTGTGTCTACTAATTGTTTATAACTTACTTCTTCAACAAATTCACTAGCATATTTTTCTAGTTCTTTCTTAGGCATACCTTTAAAGATTACACTATTCGAGTAATCATTTATTATTTTATTATGCAACACTTTTGTAGCTTGATTAACAGGTTCTAAGCTTTTTTTAACAGCTTTTTTGTAAGCATCTATACCACCTTCAAAGTTTTTAGGGTCACCAAGTTTGGCAATAGTGTCTTCTGAATCTTTCATCATCTGTTTAAATACCATTAAATCATTTCTAAAGAACTGTGGTATACCAGATTCACCACTAGCATAAGACATTCTAGGGTCAACAAATCTTTTAACACTACGACCAGCACCCATTAAAGTTTCAGTAAGAGCACTTAATCCTTGCATTACTTTACCTCCACCGTAAAAAGGAATTGCCATCTTATGAAAAGGGTCCTCTTGCAAGTTGTTTCTTAACTCAGACACCCCAACTTCTCTAAATTGACCACGAGATGCTTTACCTCGAGTAGCAATTTGAGTAGCAGATTTAAGTCCTTTAGCACCTACAGCTCCAGCAACTAAACCAGCACCTACAACACCTATTGCTTTTATTCTTTCTTGATTATCATCAGAAAATATATCAATAGCACCTTGTTCTTGAGCAGTAGACGTACCTACTATAGAAGTCAAAGCACCACCAATAACATCAGTTTTACTTATGTTTATAGCTTCAGGTTGAAACTTTTTAATAGCGGCGGCTAGAATTTTGTTTTTCATTTAGACTTGGTAGTATTTTTGTTAAGTCAGTACCAGTACTAGTAGTCTTGACCATATTTTTTTCACGTTCTTTATCTTGACAAGCTTTACATAAATATCCGTCATCATTAGTAAGTGGTTTATCACAATCAACACAATGATTAGGTATCGGCATTAGTATATAAACCTTCCTCGCATAGCCTCTGGCTTCTCTTGTTTAATAAGCTGTCCTGCTTGCATTAAAGGCATCCCTGTAAACTTAGTTACAGTATAAAACGGATTCTCTATAATGCCGCCGGGTCCAACTACGTCTCTAATTATTCTACCAAATGGTGGTATAGTCCATAGATAATAGTCAGTTAATCTACTAGAGTCACCACTTACTAACCACTTAAACATAGGTGGTAATAATCTTAAAGATGGTGGAGTAATAGCTTGTACAGGACCAAGTGGTGAACCAAAGAAAGCTCTATCTCTTTCCTTTTCATCTCCCATTAAATAATCAGCCGTGTCTTGAAACCAATTCCAAGGAGCTGGAAGTGAACTTTCAAATAGACTATACATAAAGAGGTTAGATAATGACATCATCATTAAATCAGCTATTGCTAGTCTTTTAAAAGAATCATACTCAGGTGTACCCTCACGGTAACCTGCAAGTTCTGCTCGTCTTATTACGTCATTTCTAAAACGAACACTGTTCCAGCTCCATAATTGGAAACGAGAAAACACCCTACCCAGAGTGCTATTTGTAAACAAAGGTCTAAAAGGTGCAGAGTATAAAAACTGCGTACCTTTAACGCCTTTCTTAGCGTAATTAATTAAAAACGGACTATCATAATCAGCAATAGCTCCACCAAATTGTTCTTTAGCTTGTAGGTAATGAGCCATAAACGAGTCACGTCTTAAAATTCTTTCAGGTACACGCATAAATGAACTCGCTACTGCAAAAGCTCTATCTGTTATACCATTTTTTCTAGCAAGTTGTGCTAGACTTTCATCACTGTAGTTAGGGTCTCTTTTTATTTTAGCTACAGCTTGTCTAATAAAATCTTGATTCTTTTTACCTTTTAACTGTGGGTTTAACCCTGCTTCGTGTACTAAAAATTCCTCTATAATACCTTTAGATTGTAACCAGCGTTCAACGTCTTTCATATTTTCCCATCTAGGATTAACGTTAGTCTTTAAGTAATCAAAGTTTCTGGCGTTCTTTAAGTTATTATATCCAGTACTTACCCAAGTGTGTACTGTACCACCATACAAATTTGCAATAGAACTTTTTGGATGTGCAAGTAGCGATGCTAACTGCCATTTAGCTTCTAAAGCACCCCAGCCTTGTAGCTGGTTATATTCTATACCACTTAATTCATCAATAGATTTCTCATCTAAATTAAATTTTCTTAACTCATTTCTATTTAATCCAAGTTTCTTACCTATATAATCAATTCTTTTCTTAGCTTGAGAGTCAGCTAACCATTTATAAGCAGTCCCTTTTATTTTCATTTGAGGGTCATTCATAACGTGTTCAGGTATATGAGTAGGATAACCCATTGCACTTTGTGTGTATAGTTTAAAGAAATTCATCCAAGAGTTAGTAAGGTTCCCATCTTTTGTCTTCTTATAAAAAGAATTGTTAAAGTTAAACATAGATGTTCTTGCAGATAATTGCATAGCTTGTTTATAAAATGTATTTATACTGTTTTTCATATACATTTCGTAAGCTTCTGGTGTTAATTCCCAACCACCTATGTGTGCATCTCTACTAAATTGATTACCTACACGTTTTAAATCATTAGTAAGTATTGACTTAGCTTTGGCTTCTTTATTGTTAGCCATATTAGTAAGCACGTCTTGCATAACATCGAAGTTGTCACCCATTTCATCCTTAGTCATAAAATCACCAGTCATCTTTTTAAACTGATGTATAATTTTCTTTGATTCTTTTGCTATTTCTTCCTTACTTAACTCAGGGTCATTAACAATTTTATCTAACGCACTCTTTAATTTATTCTTTGCAGATTTCCTATTAAAAGACATATGTGGAAAGTAATATTCTGGTCCTAAATCACCTGTTTGGTCAAATGGTGTAACCTCTAAACTTTTACGTGCTTCTTGTAATCTATCAAAGTTTCTTAACCTTCCCGGTGTCTGGCTAATAAGTATACGTTTAACTATCTGCCTCATACCATCTATGCCAAGCTCCTCTATAGGTATAGTTTTGTTTTCTTGCACAGTTTTCATAATATATTTATGGAACTCACGGCGTAGGTTATCTAAACCAGTCCAAGTAACATCACCATTAGTGTTTTCTGCTATCTTTAACCACTTATTACTAGCGTCTGTACCAGTTAACCATTTTCTAGTCTTAATATTATAATTAGTGATTATGTTATCTATACTATTTACTACAGCTTCACCAGTCTTTTGAATGTTACCTTCTTTTGTAGGTACTATATAATTTTTATTTTTTAATACATTCCATTGCTTTTCTAATGCGTTCCAGTTTTCTTGATAAACCATTTCTTTTGATGTCAGGTCGCTAGAGCTTTCTTTATATTTCTTTCTAAGTTTATCTTTCATATATCTTAGCTCTCGTTTAGCAACGGCTATTTCAAATAAAACATCACCATCTTTTAAAGCCGACACATATGGTCGCAATTCGTCACGCCATAGAGAACTTTCATCTTCATATTTTTGCATAGATAGTTCTTGTGTTCTATGTGCAAGTTCTTGTATGGTTCCTATTACACTAGTAGGTCTTACAGTTCTAGCGTTTTCAAATGTGTTACCAAGTTTATCTTTGTATGGACCAACATCGTCAACCCATTCCATCATAGCTGGGTTACGCATTAAATCTCTATCAATAGCTTTTGGAAACATCCAGTAATAAGCTTTCTTTATTGCAGGATTTTTATCTTTACCAGTCATATAATCCATAGTGTTACGCCACCAAGTACCATCACGCATATCTGCAAATATTCTATCTAGTTGTTGCAAGTCTACTTTGTTAGCCTCGTTAATATTCTTTTTAAATATACCTCTAAAGAATCCATTTAGATTTATAACATCTAAGTTATGGTAGTGTTCTAAGTGTTCTGTTAAACTATCATAAAGCCTACGCATTTCTGGGTCTTTAACCTTACCTTCAAATAAACCAGTAAACGGCTTAACCTCATCTAAATACTTTTTACTTTTAGCGTCTATAAGATTAGCATCAATAAACTCATTACGTATATCATTACCTTCTGCATCTTTAAATGTAGTGATAGGCTCAGTTCCTTCTGCCTCACGCATTAGTTGTTCTTTCTGTGGCTCTGTTAATTTTACTCTACTCTTTTTAATTAACTGCTCATAGTTAGTAAAGAACTTTTTTAAGTTTGTATCAGATATTTCTTTAGAGTTAACGCCTTCTCTAATAAGTGATGTGTTAACAGCGTTTCTTTTTAGCTGTTCAAAAGCACCTTGCATTTCAGGTTGTTTAAGCCCTACACTATCTTCAAGTTTTTGAAGAGTTTCTAATGCCTTTCTATCACCTTTACTATAAGTACCTATGTATAACATATCAAATAAACTTTTTTCCTGAGGCGACAACTCTTGTTTGTATCTTCTTATTAGAGCATCTGTTCTAACCCTATCATTCATAGCACTAGCTTTATCATTAAAACCAAATTGGTCACGAGCTTTATCTATTTCTTGTGCTAGTGTTCTATTTAACTTTACTTCTTTTAAACCTTGAGGTCCTTCTTCAAACTTAACAAACTCTAAGTCAGACATTCTGCGTAGTGCATCATCCATATCTCTACGTTTTTGTGCCATATATACAGTTTTAGATTTTATCTCATCAACTTTAGAATGTATATCACTTATTCTTTTTGGGTCCATACCTTCTGCAACTTCACTTATACTTTTTAAAGAAGCCATATCGCTCAAATCGTTCACTAGAAAATCTTCAGCTTTTAACATTAAATGTTCAAGATAAAATTCTCTATTGTCTTTCTTTGTAAAGTCTACATTTCTAAACTTATATGGAAGTTTGCCAAAGCCTTCTGATATAAATTCTTCAAATCTTTTTTCACTACCAGCTATTCTAGACCTGCCGTCTCTAGTGTACAGCTCACCATCAAGAACCTTTTGTATAAACCTGCCTTTTTCAGTCTTTAGAGTACTTCTACCCATAGCATCCTTTAGCCATTCGTTTTCTCTAACTAAATCAGCGTGGTCAAAGTATATCTTATTTATAACAGCTTCGTTTGCGTGTTTAAACATATTGTCTGACCAGTTTATACCCTTAATAGACTCTGCTAACTGTGGTAAAAACGTATTTCTGGATGACTCTGGCATAAAATCAAAAGCTCTAGCACCTTGTTGTATTTCAGAGTAAGTATATCTTCTACCTTCTAAATGATTTCTACCATACAATACGCTATTAGCTTCTAAAAATTTCTTATGTAAACTTTTATTTTTTAGGTAATCTCTTTGACCCTTATTAATCATAGCAGTCTCAAACTTATTGATACTAAGCTTACCCTTACTGCTAACATCAAATATTTTATAATTAAATAAAGTGTCTAACATCTTAGGCTCAAACAATTCACCACGTAAACCAGCTTCGTCCATAGGGTCAGAGCCTAACGCTATTGCCGCTCTAGACATTTCTCTAAATCTTTGTAAGTCTACATCATTTTTCTTTACTTCAAATATTATTCTACGTTTACTAGGCTTACCATCCTTAGTATATATATAAGGTACACTAAATTTATCTTTAGTTAATATTACCTCATCTTTTTCATTTACTTTCTTGCCATTTTTATTATAAGTAAGTACAACTGGCTCAGAAGTAACATCACTTGCACCTCGAATAGAATTGTAAGCTCCTAGTATAGCCATACGTCTAGTAACAGCTACGCCTAGCATATCTCTACCAGTATATGCACCCCTACTCATAAACTCTCTCCAGTATGGAGAGTACTGTGCAGTAGGATGCTTAGATTTTTTCATTGTTACTTCATCTCTTACGGCTAACTGCTCACCATAAGTCTGTTTAGTAAACGGGTCTATTTCATTCTTATTGTCACCTTCTCTAGTGCCACCATCTTTTAAGTATTCATCTTTAGCACTTTCGTACATTTGACGCCAGGATTTTTTAAAGCCACTAGACTCACCACCAAAGAATACAAATGCTTTATCCCCATCTAAGTCAGCACCACCTAACGCTCTCATACTTCTAGGATGCAGTAGACTACCAAAACCTTTTATACCTGTAAACCCAGCAAGTTCTAATCCGTGTGCACCACTTATTGAATCCATAGGTACACGCATTACTACAGCAGTAAGTATATCATTTATTTCATTCTTAAAATTCTCATAACCTTTGTAGTTATTTTCTTTTATTTCAAACAATTTGCCTAGTGTCATACGTTGCTTACCAAACATAGCGTCTTTTATTTGCAACTCTTTAAAACCATCATCTAAGAAGAATACATCTTGACCTTCTTTTCTTGATAGTATTTCTGTTTTTTTGTTAGGTAATTGTAATCCAACTTCCCAAGGTCTCATTCTAGATGACGCACTATTGTCTATTTGTGGTCTAGTAAGTCTTTGAACTACAAAGTTTCTAAGAGACTGCATCCTATAGTCACGAGAAAACTTATGTAAGTACGCACCAATACTTCCGTCAGGAAACAATCTACCCATACGTTCTACAACACCTTCGTAGTCAGCAAAGCTTTTCTTGTATTCCATCTCTGCTTCTCTTGATATCTCACCTTCACTAGCTATGTTCTCTAAGAACTCATTGTTTATTCTTAGTATTTGTTCATATAACTTTTGTGACAACTTAGATTCTTTAGGGTTTCTAAGTATATTAAACACTTCATTAAGTGGTATCTGGTCTATATTATCTACTACTTTTTGTATACTCTCATCACTACGTGATTTTGTATATTCTTTTAGTATATCCATACCCTCTTCAGTACCTCTAACTGCTCTGTCAGAGAGACTTTTATACATATCTTCCATAACCTTAGGGTCAATAGCTTTGTGTCCGTATTGACTTAATACAGAATACATCTGTTTAGGAACTTGTTGTCTCTTTAAAAACTTCTCACTTGTTATTTCTGACATAATAGTTCTAAAACTATTTATAGGTACATCAAATAACTCACCATTAAATGTTATATCATATTTTTTGTTAGCAAAGTCTGGTTCATATCCAAGCTCACCACGTTTACTTATCCGTTTACCTGCTTGTTTTACAGCAGAGTCAGGCATTAACATATGTATACCACGTGACTCCATCATTTGTTGTAGCTCTGGACTTGCTATGTGTATAGCATACTTACCTAACAATGCACCTTCTTGACTATTAGGTGCTACTATAAAAGACTTGTTCATCTTACCACTAGTAGGTAAACCTTTATCCATATTTAAAGCATCAACAACTTCATTCCTAGCAATGATAGCACCATCAGATATTTCTGCATATTTTTCTGCACCATCAGTTAATTTTATATTCTTACCATCAGCTTCACTAAACAACCCTACTTTAAAATTAGGGTCCTTACTAGAAATATCCCGTTTGCCGTTGTTTCTTATGTAATCTATAACGTACTTAGGGTTAGCAGATAAACCCGTGTTAAACCATATCTGTTGCCTCTTATTAAACCCTTTGGGGTCATTTATAAAACCTTTACCTAGTACATCGCTTATACCTTGCTTTAAATCTTTTGTTCTTGTACTAAAACCATTCATAGTAAGGTCATATAAAACATTAGACGCATACATTTTATCGTAAACTTCTTTAGCGTTCTTTACATCTTTGTGTTGTTCTACCCACTTATCTCTAGCTTCGTTATAAGCTTCTCTATATCCATCTACTTTATTTCTACGCATTTCAGTAAACAACTGACGTTTTACAGTTTTATGTATAGTTTTATTCTTTGATATACTAGGATGTTTCTTTATAAAGTACATCTTTTTATTATCACCCTTACCACCATAGTAATAATAATCTTCTTTCCACATAGTCTCTATAAGTTTTTTACGAACAGCTTTCATATGCTTAGATGATTCTAAGTCAGCCATTTCTTTTAATTCCTTATAGTCCATTTCTTTATCTTTGAACTTCTTTTGTATCTCAACTAACTTTTGACGTGATATATTTTGTTCTGCTCTTGCAAGGTCGTGTTCTTTCCCTCGGTATACTATATGGTCCAGAACTCGAAAGAACTGGTCCTCTGGTGGTAGTTCTTTACCTCGATTAACTCTTTTATACTCTGCTCTATATCCATCTTCGATAATAAGTGGTTCCTGTGACAAGTTCTTGGTGTTGCCTAGACTGTTGGTTTTTTCTTCAAGTACCCTAACTTTGTCATCAACGACTTCAATTTGCTCAACCCACTTTTGTCTTCTGTTTGTTTCAGCCCAGCGTCTCCACCAGCCTTTTTCATTTTCAGTAAGTGATTGCCCATACGCCTTTTCAATGTGCGTAATGATTTTTTGCTCTGCTCCCGGTATTGGTTTTGCATCTTCATTTTGTAGTTTTCTCCATTCTTTATAGATGTCGTTAGACCTATCTATTCTTTCTACTGTGGTTAGCTTTGGAAACACTTGGTCTATGTATCCATTCTTACCCATCAGTCTACCGGGTACTTCCTGTATTTCTGCAATGTGCATATCTAAATCCTGTGGGTCTTCATACCTAGGGTCTTTTATATATGCTTCTTTATATTCTTTTAATTCTTTTGGAGATAAAGACTTAGAACTTACCTCTCCTGTAACGGGGTCTACATCATAAGCTTTGCCATACTCATTAGCAATATCTTCTATCTGTTTTAAATTCATTCCTCTATTACTTAATATATCAAAGAGTACATACGATGATTCACTTGGTCCATCAGTACTGTATTGGAATGTTTCTTGAAAATCTCTGCTTACTATCTTTTTCATTTGACTAGTAAGACCATCCCATTTAGGATTCATCTCTGGGTCAGGACCATACTTTTCCTTAATTGACTCTGCAAGGTATTGTCTACTTGTCCTTGTTTGAAATGGTATTTCACCAAAGCCAAAGAAAGCCCCCATTGCGTATTGGTATACCTGTTCTTCTGTTGTTGCACCTTGCAACGTAGAGGGCAGTCCTTGGAAAGCCATACCTGCTGTAGTACGCATAGCTAAATCTAACTTTTGCCCAGCTTCTAACTTACTAAAGTCTGGTCTTCCATTAGGTTTCATTTGTCCAGCATTAATTCTTTTACCAAAACCGGGCATATTGCCTATGCCTCTAAACACACCACCTGCAACAGCACCAAACCCTGCCGCCTTAAACATTTCATCTACTCCGTGAGTCCAACTAGATATAGCACTAGCAGTACCTAAATGAAAAGCTCCTTGTGCTAAGTCAGGTACAATGCCACTTGTTGCCCACTTAGGCAGGTCACCTAACATAGGCTCCACAGCTCTACCTACTCTGCCTTGTATAGCATTAGCAAATAACATAGGAACAGATTTCCCTCTAATACCTTCGGCTACTCTTGAGTAACTTTTTAATATACCAAGTTTTCTTAATGTTCTACCACCGGGTAGATAGCCTACAAACCCTGCAAGGTGTCCTAGGTTTCTTGATATACCTTCCCAAGTATCTTCTGGTTCTTTACCAACGCCTAGTTTTTCTGGTGGTAAGGTAGTAAACCCTTCCATAAAACCAGCACCAGCTTGTTTAAGCATACGTGTTACAAAGGCATCTTGATGTTTTTTGTTGCGAGTAAATGGTATTCTATAATAAGAAGCGTGGTCTTCTAATACCTGTATGTCGTCATCCCTATTGTCAAACGCATTAGGAAATCTTGAGTATTGGTCTATTAGTCCTCTTATATTTTGTTCATCGAACTTAGGAGAGAACTGTTTAGGTTCAGCCATTTGCTATCCCTATTCGTTCATTTCTGTTTCTGCGTCACTCAATATATCATTTAACAGCATTATATCACTAGCTAAAATTACCCCACTAACCATCATTGTAAGTGGGTTTGTAGCTCCAAGTAATGCTTTACCTGCCATACCACTAAGTAATTTTACACCACCTTTTTTCATTAAGAATTTAGTAAACTTTGCAGTACCCATTTTATCTCTTACTTGTTTTGCTCTTCTAGCAACATCAAAAACATTTATACCACGCCTAGCTAAGTCACCTGCGGCAAGTCCACCACCAATAGTTTCATACATATTACCATCGTCCATATACTGACTAGCACCTACAGCTACTGTCGTTCCCATACCAAGCTTTGTAGCTAATCCTCCTAAACTTAAAGGACCTATACTACTAATTCTACTTTTAGATATAGCATTAATTAAACTTTCATATTTATCTTTATCTTTTAGCAATGCGTTTTCTATACTCTTAGCATTAACAGTTTTACCTGACTTTGCCATATCATCTAATAACTTAGTAAAAGCATCAGCATCAGACTTATTCATCTTATTTGCCTTAACCATTTTATTTAAAGAACGATTGACTTGACCTAGTTTATTATGTGCAATGCCGGGACCTATAAAATCATCTGCCATCTTTACTTCTTTACCAAGGTTACCAGCTTTCTTAGATAAGTCAGCAATGTTCTTTTTAAATATTTTACCTGCGGCTCTAGTTGGTCCCCACATTTGTGACGCACCATAGATAGCACCACCTGCTAATGTTGCTAAACCAGCTCCACTAAGTATATCTTTAGTGTCTACTCCAAATAGATTAGAGTCATTAGCATCCCAGTACTCTTGCATTAAAGATTGTATTTCTGGAGGAGCGTCAGCTAAAAATCTTTGCTGTTCATCTGCATCCATACTATTCATATAATCACTAATAGCTTTTTTGTATTGCTTTTCTGTTTTATACTTTCCGGGATTTCTTTGAAAAGACTTCCAGTAAGATGCGTCTTCTTTTGCTTTAGACGCTTGAAACCATTGTTGGAAAGCTCCGTAGTTACCACCTACTTGTTCTTTCCATTGTTTCATATATTTTTCTTCACTACCTGCACCAAACTTTCTTTCTTCATTAGCTGTAGTAAAATCACCAAATGCTTTGCTACTTGGATAGTTAGAGAATATAAAGTTTTCTGCTTTTTTATTTAAATTATAAGCCTCTTCTTCTCGTTGACTCTTTTTAATATTATATTGTTGCATCTGACGCATAAACTTACGTTCAGCTACACCACGTAAATTTTCTGCTAATGTTTTTTGTTGTGGCAATCCATCTCTTGGGTCAAAAGATACACCCGGAAGATTCATTGGTTTAATCTCAGCCATACATATTCCTTAACGATTGTTTAATAAAACCTTGCATAGGTATGTATCCACCTTCTTGCTTTGACATTCCTGTTGTACCACCTACGGGTCTTTTAGGTCCTATAAAGTTATCTTGATTTTCTATTGCTCTTTGGAGTACATCTGGTAAAGGTAACCCTTGCTCTTGCATTCTCTTAGCTTTTTCTATAGCAGATTCATAATTTTCTTCACCTGTTTTTTGTTGCTCTTCAGTTATTTCATCCTTTACTTCTTCTTTTGGTGCTTCTTCTTCTCCACCTACTTGTTCCATTTCTTCTTCTACAGGTGCACCCGGTCTATCAAAACCTTGCAACTCTGCTAATCTGTGCATTGCTTCACTTGCCAAACCAAAGCCTTTACTTGCGTCTTCAGAAAATTTATCACTTTCTAAATACTTTTTAGCTTTCGGTTTAAACTCTTGGTATGCGTCACCAGCTTTACCGTAAAGTTCTTGTGCTTTGTTGTAGATGTTTCCAGCAGTTTTTATACCAGCTCCTAATCCAGCTTGTGCATCATCTATAAGTTGTTGTCCTGCTTGACCAGCCGCCATACCATAATCAGCTTTACCTAATCCAAACTCATCTCTCATCATCTTAGCCATTTCTAAATTAGATTCTGCTAATTCATCTTGTCCTTCAAAAGCTTCTCCGTCTATTCCTCCTGCCATATCTGCATTTAATCCAGCTTGTAAGTCCATAGCTTTACTAGCTTTTATAGCGTCACCACCAAACCTATTGTATGCTTTACCTAAAAAGTCTTTAGCACCACTATATAATTTTTTACCATAACCAACTGCATCTTTAATAGCTTTTTCGCCTCTTTCTTCATTGTCTGCATAAGCGTTTTCTCCAAAACCCATTGCGTCTTCTTGACCACGTAAGTCTTGTATTTCTATATCATCACCTTCACCAAATCCAAGTTCATCTTCCATTCCTCTAAGGTCAACAACATTTCCACCAGTTTGCATATACTTTTGCCAGTCTTCTCTTCTAGCTCCAAGCCCAATACTACGAGGTATACTTCTAGCTTTAGACTTAATCTTATCAGAAAACCTTGGTTTAATTTTATTGTTTATCTTATCTAATCTTTTTTTACCAATAGCTTTTACAGCGTTTCTATTTAATACGTACTCACCCGGTTCTAGTTTAGCATCTACTACATCACCGGGTAACGGACTATCTTCAAGTCTTCTTATGTTTTGAGGAGAACTTATCTTCTCTTCCATCTTAGCTTGTCTTACGCCTCTTCTTAACTCATCTAAAGCTGATTGCCTCTTTTTACTAGTAAAACCTTTTGGTCTATCTTGTAGTGGTTGTTGATTATAGTAGTCAGTTTTTGATAGAGTATTCATCATACTCATATAACTTTTCATATCATCACCACTAAACTGGTCTCCTTTCATTGCAGGAGCATCTACAAACTTTGGATTAAAAGGTGTATCAGCTAATCTCTTTATATCTAATTGTGGTGTTGCAAATTTCTTAGCGTATTCAGCATCGCCTTTCATTCTTGCAGTATGTATAAGTCTATCTATTTGACCACCCGGTTTAAAAGCACTTATATTACTATCATCTGCTATGCCGTTACCTACTGGTAAAGGTTGTGGGTCAAAATCTTCTAAAGGAAGTTGTCTAAGTTTCATAGGAGCATTCATAGCATAAAACTGGTCAGATTGAGCCATTGCTCTACCTGCTTTTATAGCTTGAGCGTCTTCTCTTGCTCTTCGTTTTCTATACTGTGCGTCTGATTCAGCCAATTTGGACACCTCCCATACGAGTTCCTATAGCCATCGGTCCTTTAGGTCCCATAACTTGAGATAACATTCCACCTTCTTGTCCATAGACTTTACCACCTTTTTGCATTGGTACGGGTGGTGCTCCCATAGCCATAGGTGCTAGTTTCATCAACATACCTATCTTTTCTGACTTGTCGTCCTCTCCTTCTTTCTTATCTCTAATAAGACCTTTTACATTATCTCTTGCATCTACCATACCACCATAATTATAATTTTTTACCATACCACCGTATGCCATACCTTTTTTATGAGTATAACCTTGATTCTTTAATCTTATATGGTCAATAAACTTGTTAGCCATTTCTTCTTTATCACCCTTATACATCATATGGGGTTTAAATACCTCGCCACCTTTTTGCATATATAAATCTTCTGGGACACTACCACCTTCTTGTCCAAACAAACCACCTAAAGCACTACCTACCATACCTCCTAGTGGTCCACCCATTGCAGTGCCAACCATACCTAAGGCACTTCCAGCAAGTGATGCTTTAGCACCAGCCGCTTGACTGTCTAGTTGTGCGTTTGCTTGTCTTTGAGCCGCCATAGCATTCATTTTGTTAGTATTCATACTAGCTAAGTTGTTAGCCGCACCACTTAACATACCTGCTCCACCTGACATAGCACCTTGTAAATATTGATTGTAAGAATTAAGTGATGCTTCTTGGGCTTTATTAGAACCAGCTCTAGCTTGAGCCGCCATTACTCCTGCTGGTGCACCACCACTCATAGCCGCAGTTCTTTGAGCCATACGAGCTGCTTCAGCAGAGGCATCCTGTCCCTGTGCCATTTGACGGGCTTTTTCTGCTTGGTTTAAAGCAGAGTTTGGGTCCATCATTTCACGACCACGACCCATTAAATCGCTATAAGCGTCTTGTGCTGGTTCGTAAGCCTTATCGTACTCTGAGCCTACTCTGCCTACACTGTACTTTTGATTTGTTCCGAATAGATTGCTAAAAAATCCCATAATGTTACCTTATTCTTCCATTGAATATAATTAGTCTTGTATTAATACTCAACTGTTCTTATCTTTGACTACAAAAGTGTTATCTGCACTTCTTATCCAGCCATCGCTAGTTTTAACTTCCAAATACCACTTGCTTTTATCTTTAACTGTTCTTATAGTTCCCTCTACACTACTTGCATTACTTTTTTCAACCCTACCCGTTTCTGAATCTACTTTGTCTGCAATAGTATCTATTGTTCTTTGTATGTCTGAAGGTGAACTAATCTGTTCTTCGCTAAAATAATTTGTTCTTGTACCAGTATCTCTGGTAGTCTTTCTATTTTGTTGTTTTCTCATTTAGGTTTCTTTGGTTTGTAAATAATCCCTATAGAATGACCTTTGATGTTTGTTGTGCTTCCATTTGTAGCAGTAGCTTTTACTCTTACCCATCTATTTTTAGAATGAGCAGAGCTAGGTTTAATAGCTTTACCTGACCAACTACTTCCGTAATTAGAAGTAACATCTGTTCCTGAGTTGTAACTACTTACATCGTTAGTAGTATACGATAAAGATGTACTAGGGTTACTATTAGCATCCATCTTAATAACTCTTAATTTTTTGTAATTAGTATCTGTACCAAGTGTTAACTTTTTACTTATCCACTCCCAGTTTCTTCTTTGAGTAGCAGTTCCCATTTTAATTATTCTACCTTCTTCTGCTAATAATATAGGAGAGCCATCATCACCATCTACAGTATCTAATATTTTATAATCTGTTTCCCATAAATCCCATCTACGTTGAGGTATATAATATGACCAACATCTCTTATCACTTGATTTCTTAAAGAAGATTAATAAAGTTTGCCTAGTGGCATCATACCCTATTACTGCTTCATCTTTTTCTGCATTAGTAAGTGTGTTCCATCCGTGTGTTGTTTGTTCTGTAATAGTTGTGCCTACTTTATCTATCTTTGGAGCTGAATGATATACATTGTTGTAATCAAGCCAGAATAAACCACTAGATGTTGACTTCATTGACTTAGGTCCTAAACATCCTATCCCTTTTATATTTTCTTCTATAATAAGTGTTTCTGGATTTACAATGCACATTTGATTTTTGCCAAAAATATAAAGCTTACCTAAAAATCCTTCCATTGCTGTGGGTATAAAATCTAATTGTACAAAATTCTGTGACCAGTTAAACAAAGAATACTTGCCCGGCTCACTTCTAAATATAATGTTTTCTCCATCTGGAAACTCTGGATGATTGCAATTACCTATAAACATATAACCATTTACACTAGCATTTACTGTGTAGTCTACACCAAGCTTACCTAATGTTTCTGGTATTCCATTTAAAGCTTCATAAGAAGCTCCTCTTGAGCCATCGTCTTGAACAGTAAAATTATACTTATTATTCTGTAAATAAAAATTATCTATGGGTATGTCTTGTACAAATCTATATAATCCTTCTGGTTCAACAGCATTTTGACTACCATCATCTGCTCTGTACAGCAAAACAGATGTTATTCTTCTTGAAATCTTTTTTTGTACACCTGTTATAGCTTCTTCTTCTATCTCTATAGGAACTTGTAAACCTTTTGTAAATGTGTTACCACTATCGGCAAAAGCTTTTGGTGAACCTATTAATGCTGACTCTTGAAATCCGTCATATAATAAAGCACATTTGTAAAACACTTGTTGAGTAGTAGTATCACCTAACCAGTCTTTATTTGTGTTTTTAGTTACTGTGTTTATATTAAACCAAGGAGTAGCACTTGATATAGAATTAGCAACTGCACTTGTAGTACCAACTGTTTGTAATATTAACTCATCCCCTTCAGAATCTCTTTTATTTATTAAGTTAACTAGTGTAGTAGGTAATGCAGTATTGTTAGCAGGTGTAGTTTGTATTTCTCTATCTGACAATACATATCTATTGGCACCTTCATCACTGGGTAATGAAGCTTCAGTGCGATTAGCTGGTAAAGTAGCACTATAAGCTGAGCTATAACCATTAAAAGTAGTATATGCAGTTGCGTTAGCTTGAGGAAACATACTTACATTACTTGTTAATGAAGCACTATCTTTTATAGACCTTACTTTACAAACACCTTCTGTTCTAGATAGATAATAAAAACCAACTCTTTGTCCATCATCAGACTCACCATAACACATTAACTTTTGATTACTGTTTTTACTAGCAGTATGAGAAAACAAAGGATATTCAGAAGGTACTGGTTGCCCATCAACATTTAATACTGAAATACTCCAACTTTGTGTATGTCCAGTTGTTCCTTCTGATTTCATATGAGCCATCATATGACAAGGGTTTCTACCACTACTGTCTCTAGGTATAACATAAGTTACCCAAGTAAATCTCCAGTATTTAGAACCATCCCACCAAAAAGGATGTGCTTCAGCACTTTCATATCCACCATAATCACTTTGTGAAGAGTCTTCTTGCACAGTAGGATTTTTTAATTTAACAGTTATTCCTATCTGTGGATTTTGTCCATTAGCATCGTAACCCATAAAAGTTAAACAACTTCTTTGTATTACAACTGGATGGTTTTTATAAGGTATTATGTTAACATTTCCATTATAGCTATCTAGCCTTACCCACATATGAGCACTTACGCTTGATTCTGCTTCGTAACTATTTTGTGGAGAAGTAGGTATATAATCACCAGCTTCTATATTACCACCATCACTTCCAGAAAAGTCACTTTCATTATAATTTTTAAACTGTTCTACTTTAAATACATAACCATCTTTTACACTACTAGTATTACTTGTAGCTCCTGCGGCTAAATACAAATCAAATATATTAGAGTTACTACTAATGTCTTCTATTCTAGGTACAATTAAAAAGTCAGAAAACCTTTCTAAAGCAGTATTACCAGAAGGTGCTTCTAAATTAAAAGACTTTTTAAAAGTTACTACTGTTGCATCATCACTTATTTCATATGTTTGAAAGAAGTTTACATAACCACCATTAACGCTTTCCATTAATATAGCTACTCCTGTAGTCTTACCACTTGTTTGAATAAAAGGGCAAGTTCTAATTGCTAACGGAGCACCCGGTAGTTCTCGTCTATAAACTTTATTAGTATTTCTATTGTAAACATAAAAAGAAGATTCAGCATCTTCAGTATCAAAACCTATTGATAAATGAGGAGCATTTATACTAGCTCCACCACCTTGTAATTGAACTGCATCTGTAAATACTTTATGTGCAGTAGAAGATATAGAAACTTGTTGATAAGATTTTTCTTGAACTTTTTCAAATTCTTCAGCACTACTTACTCCCCAGTTATTGTTTTTAACATAACCTACAACTTGAGATGATTTATCTCTACCAAGTCCAACAAAAGCTAACTTATTATTTACAACATAATCTACATATCCAGTTTCTTTTGAAGGTATCGAGCTTGTTTGTATTATATTAGGGTCATCTGAATTGTAATTTTCTATGTAAGCAGTTTCTCCTGACCTAGAATTAATAGCAATAAGATGTTGCTCATCTTCTTTATCTATTGGAATTAGTCTATCAAATGAGTTAGATGTATCATTAGGTGCTAATCTATAGTCAGGTGCTACATCGAATATCCAAGTATCTCCAGCTAAGTAAGTTCCTAAACTATTCCTAGTAAAAGTTACTGACATACCTAATGTTATTAAATATGCTGTATTAGCACTATGACTAGTAACTGTTGTTTCAGAACTCCAAGCATCTTGACCAGCTTTAGTTTTCCATTTAAAACTAGTACCACTACTATTATTTATTCTAATATAAAATCTAGTAATTTCTGTTCCAGTAAATGTACCTGTTAGTGTACAGTACTGTTTGTTATTAGGGCTGGAAGTAGTTATTGCCATTATGCTGAACTAGGTGCTGGTGGCGTATAAGCATAGCTAGAACTCTGACTTTGATGCCTAGAGCCTTGGTCCCAAGAAGTTAATGTTACGCTGTTTTCAAATCCTGTAGATTTTAACGCTTTGTCTTTTTTAATACCAGCAAGTTCTCCGTCTATCGTTGGGTCAATATTAAGTGAATATGATGCGGCATCTGTTGGTATATCCCTTTCGTCTTGAGGGTTAGCCATTATACCTGCACTAAAATTCTTTATTTCAAAATTAGACTTTGGCATTTATCTCTTTCCCCCATAAGGAAGTTCTCCCGTCAATAATATTGACAATATGGACTGTAAAATTTCCATCAGCAAAGTAATCAACAACAGCAAAAGCGTGTGCCCAGTTTGTTTTACGATTACCAAGCCATCCATTAGCTTCATCTGACATATCCTTTAAACATCCTAAACTCCAAGCACTCTTTGGTCCATCTATATGTGTTACTGAGTGCATCTGCAAATCGTGATGGTGTCCATATATTAAGTTGCAACCTAACTTCATTACGTGATTTCTTGCGTGTGCAACTCCTGAATAATGATTTCCGTGATAGTACCATAGGTTACCTAGCTTTAAGTATTTTCCGTTTGGGTAGTATTCAAAACCACGTTGTTTAAGTAACAATGCGTCTGGGACCGTAAGACCTTGTAAATAGGGGTTTTCTTCAGCAAACGAGTTAAGCCATTGTTCGTGGTTCCCTTCACAGAAATATTTCTCTTTACATCGTACCTTATCAAGGGCTTCATCAATAATATCCATACCCTCATTAACAGCTCCGATGTCTTCATATACTCTCGGAAGTTGATACTCCAACGGAGGACGTTTGCGTTTCTTCCATTGCCAGTGTGAAACGCTACTAAATTCTCCAGTATCCCCGAGGTCAACGTAAAAGTCTGGCTTAATGATTCGAATCGCTTGGCAGACCACATCGACTGCTTCTTTGCTATGTAACGGAAAATGTTTATCTGGCGTAATGATTCCACGTTTAATTACACCCTTATCTAATTTGGTGGTTGTTGGCATATAGTCTCCATCCCTTCTAGGTCGATAAATAAGCCTTCGGTTTTCTTTAAATGTTTTACAGTAGTTTGTTTTGTAAACCTTAACATCTTTTCTCCACATCCATCACATTCCCAAAACAAGGGTCCATTATACGCACAAAGTACTTCTATGCCTGTAACATCTTTACATCCACAATAAGGACACTTATCTGGTGCTTTGTTACGCCACCTTTTAGTCCCCTTAATGTTAAGGTTATTAAACATATCTATACCTGTAACGCTCTTCGATACCATCCGAACCAATACTTTTCCAAACTAGGTTTTCTTCCTATTAAGTCTGCATAGTATTTAACTCTGTAACTACGTAACCTATCTGGTTCTAAACCAGACTTTAAGGCATTGCTAATTGTCTTAGGACCTATACCTCCATCAACTTCAGTCTTGACACCTTTAGCTGTAATAGCTTGTTGTAGTATCTTAACTGCTCTTGACTTTCCCATATTAACTACCATATCAAAATATATCATACGTAGTTCTTCAGGTACTTTAGACACTTTGGCTTTTAACCAATAGTCTTTGAAGTATATATCTTCAGCGTCTTTTTTAGTTAGTTCCTTAATATTAAGATAGGGATATGCTTTTTTGCTAATGCCCATATTAGTTTCCCCACCCGGGTCAACAGGGTCATTAACATATCCCCCTTCGTGTTTAAGGATAATCTTTACTGCATCCTTGAAAGTCATTTACTTTTTAAACATACCTTCAATAATGTCAGTAACTACATCAACGCACTTTTCAAAGAAGATTTGTTCTTTATCTTCTGATACGAAAGGTATGTCAATTTTTTTATTGATTGCAGAAGCTATCTTATGAGCCATATCTTCGCTCCCTAGTTCTTCAACCATTTTGTCTTTCATAGCGTCAGCTTGTTTTTCAGCTAACTCCATCATCATCCCTTTTAAATCCATTATGATTCCTTTATCTTTTTTGTTTTTAACCATAGGTAGTATATGTTAATACAAAACATTAAACACATTAACACTCCAGATATAATGTCCGTATAATATACCATACCTAATCCTGTACTTATTCCACTTACTCTTAAACTATCCATCATTTTTTCTTCCGTTTAGGTAATTTTTTAATTTTACCATTATGAGTTCTTGCAAATCTATGCGTAGCAGTTTCCATACTAGGTATTAATGTCCCACTGTATTTTTTACCACCAAACATCCAACTAATTAATCCACCAGCCATTATCTTTTTAACTTCTTTGCTTTGCTAACAGCACTAGCTTTTTTCTTAGAACCACAATTACAGTTCCACTTACGCAATGCTTTATTAATTCTTGAATTTGGGTCTCTAGCTGTTTTAGCACTAGTAAGTCTTCTTTTCATTCCACACATTCTAGCACAGAATGACTTACGTCTAGCTTTAGCTTTACCCTTTGGATTCTTTTGTGTTACAGGAGCTTTTAATGTACCTTTAGAGTAACTAGCCCTGCCTTTTGCATTTAAGCCACCACTAGGTGACTTGCCCTCTTTTCTTGTCCAAGCTTCACTCATTAGTGTTTACCGTTTATCCTACTCAATGAGCCATCTATACGAGACACTTGATTATCTAAATCATTTATCTCTTTTATAACAGCATCAAACTTTCTATCAAGCTTGTCATCTGATTGATTCCAACGCCCAATAAGTTTAATGACCATACCTTCCATATTCTCCAATGTCTCAGATTGACCCTTGTTTTCTACTTTTAAATTTTCCAATGCTTGAGCCTGTTCAGTAGCACGTTTGTTCATACTATACACCATATAGACAAACATAGCTCCGACTACGCCAATCATTCCTGCTTCTGAATATACTGCTAAAAAGTCCATATTTCCCCGGATTATTTATTTTTACGCCCCCATTTAAGAGGATTTAGTTCAAGTGATTGTTTATACCATTTCTCAATTTCTTCTATTTCTGCTTCGTGCTTCGCTTCTAATTTAGTAATTCTTTCTGATAGATGCTCAAGCTCTCTTGCAATATTACTAAGTTGTGTTTCAATACTAACGTATGTATACACAAGCGTACCTGTAAGAACAAGCAACTGAATAAGCCACTTAATATTAAGATGGACGCTAAAGTTATCATCAATTCTGTTAACCTTGTACGACCTCGCAAGGTCCTCATTCATCTTTAGGTATTTCTAAACCTAAGATACCTCTCATAATAACCCATATTTTTTGCATATCTTCGAGTTTGATATCGCCGTAGCTTTTATTATCTATTAAGTCGTGGGCTTCTTTACACTTATCTTCAGTGTCTTTTTTCCACGCTTCTAATTCTGCTTTTAACATTATGCTATCCTTGTTACTAGTCCGTTAGATACTTGAATTGTTCTTGTCTGACCTTTTAGGTTAATAAGATATGCTTGACTCCCAGTATGTCCACTTGTACTACCAGCCGGTCCCGTTGGTCCCGGTGGTCCGGGTGGTCCTGCTACAGTACTGTCAGCTCCTGCTGGTCCGGTTGGTCCGGCTGGTCCTGCTGGTCCTTGGCTTCCGGTATTACCTTTCGCTCCTGCCGGTCCTGCTGGTCCTGCGGCTCCTGCACTTCCCGTAGCCCCTGTAGGTCCGGGTCCACCATCATCTCCATCTGCACCTGCTGGTCCTGTTCCACCTGCTGGTCCAGTTGCACCTGTATTTCCTTTCGCTCCAGTAGGTCCGGTAGGTCCGGTATCTCCTTTAGGTCCGGCAGGTCCAGTTCCACCAGTAGGTCCTGCTGGTCCCGGAGGTCCAGCTACCGTACTTGCAGGTCCTGTTGCTCCTGTGTTACCAGTATTACCTTTAAGACCCTGAGGTCCGGTAGGTCCCGGAGGTCCTGCTGGTCCAGTAGAACCAGTTGGTCCAGCTACGGTACTCGCCGCCCCCGTAGGTCCTGTAGGACCAGTTGCACCCTTAGGTCCCGTAGAACCCGTAGAGCCCGTTGGTCCTGTATTACCCGTAGGTCCTCTTAACCCAGCTAATTGTGGAGCAGTAAAGTTTGCATACACAAATGCAGGTCCGGTTGCTCCAGTTGGACCAGTCCCTCCAGTCGGTCCTGTAGTTCCAGTAGAACCTTTGGGTCCTGTTGGTCCAATACTACCCGTATCTCCCTTTGCTCCGGCAGGTCCTGTAGGTCCTGCAACTCCTTGTGGACCTTGACTCCCGGTAGAACCAGTTGGACCTCTAAGTCCAGCTAGTTGTGGTGCTGTAAAATTTGCGTAAACGAATGCAGGTCCTGTAGCACCGGTAGGTCCTGTACTTCCAGTTGAGCCTTTAGGTCCAGTAGGTCCAATCGGTCCAGTACCTCCGGTAGGTCCAGTCGGTCCGGCTACTGTACTAGCGGCACCAGTTGGTCCAGTTGGTCCTACTGCTCCAGTAGCACCTTTATCACCTGTGTTACCTTTGGGACCAATAGGTCCTATAGCACCTGTCGGTCCTGTTGGACCAGCAACAGTACTAGCGGCACCTGTGGCACCAGTCGCACCAGTATTTCCTTTTAATCCTTGTGGACCTGTAGGTCCAATAGGTCCTGTAGAACCTGTTGGTCCCGTAGGACCAGTCAACCCTGCTAACTGAGGGGATGTAAAATTTGCATATGTAAAAGCTGGACCAGTTGCACCCGTGGGACCTGTTGGACCAGTAGGTCCAGTACTACCAGTACTTCCCTTAACTCCTTGGGCACCAGTTGGACCTGTTGGTCCTGCAACCGTAGAATCGGCTCCTGCTGGACCAGTAGCTCCAGTAGGACCAGTAGACCCAGTTGTACCTTTATCACCTTTTGCTCCTTGTGGTCCAGTAGGACCTAAAGCCCCAGTAGGACCAGTAGGACCTGTAGGTCCAGTTGCTCCGGTGTCACCTTTAACACTTAACTCTGCCCAATTATTATTAGAACCAGATGGTCTTGAATTACTATTTGCTTTTACACATATCCAAGAACTGCCACTATCATATACTGCATCATCTACAGAATAGCTAGTTGCACTAGACCAATCATTTCTCCATACTAAACCTTCGGGACCTGTACTTCCAGTAGGACCTGTGGGACCAGTACTTCCAGTTGGTCCGGTAGGACCTGTTGGACCGGGACCTCCAGTAGGACCCGTTCCACCTGTTACACCAGCACTACCAGTAGAACCTTTAGGACCTGCTGGACCTTGAGACCCTGTGTCTCCTTTTGGTCCTGCTGGACCCGTTGGACCTGCTATTCCCTGAGAACCAGTATCACCTTTGGCACCTGCACTACCTGTTGGACCAACTGGTCCTATATTACCTTGAGGACCTGTAGGACCTGCACTATCCCAATTTTCTGATTCTGCTGTACCAAAAGCATTAAATAACATTTTGTAAATATGGTGTACATCATCATAAAGTTTATTAAAGTCAACCCTTAATAACTCTACAGCATCCATTACATTATGTGTAATAGGGTCTAATGTTGAATCCGATTCTACATTATCCGAATCAAACAAGTGTGGTAGCCTAGTTTGACTTTTAAGCGTAGCTGGTTTAGTTGTTAACTCTCTTAAATTTGCGTTATCTAGTTTTTCTCTTGCCATTATATTTTTGCTATCTTTAATCTAGCACCGTATAAACGATGTGATGTTGAAGTTGGATTCCATTTAAGTATTATATAACGACCATTGGTAGCATCAGCCTGTATACCACTTGATGGATTAGTTGCGTTATCTGAATTAGTATATAAAGTAGTTACTTGTGCAGAAGTTGCAGTAGATGTTGTAACATCACTATAATAAATACTTACTTGTACACTAGATGTACCATTTAATCTAAAATGAGTAACTTTATAACCAGTAGGTATGGGTATGTTTGCATATAGCTCTAGACTAGATGTCATAACTCTTGCTTGAGCACCATTGTCTACTATAGCCGCATTATAATATGAATTGTCATCGTTAGGCATAAATTGAGATGGCATTACCCATATATAACCAGCTCCATCAATAACACTAGTACTATACGAAAGTGTATTTGCACTTGGTATAGTAGGCTTATTACTTAAATCAGAATAACTAAGACCATTTGTAGCATCATCAAACTGAGCTTCACCTTGAAATGTACAACTACCTGAAACATCTATATCGCTATTTAAAGTAACATTGCCATTAAAAATACTAGTACCTTGCACATTTAAATCATTATCAGTTATACTTGTTGTACCAATGCCTAGTCCACCATCTTTAATATAAACGTGTTTATTAGTACCATCACTACCAAATGTAAAACCATTTACTGTTTTAGTATTAGCAAAAAAACCTGTCTTACCATCTGGATTAAATGATAACACTCTTTCAGGGTGTGGAGAACTGCCAGAATAACCATTTCCATTATGTATCCAGAATTGGTCGTTGTCTACAGTATGACTTACTCCTATCCCAAACTTATTTGTAGTTCCTGTTTGAAATAATATCCTTGATTGATTACCTGTACCACCTCTTCTAATAAAAAGTGTTGATGTACCAAGTGGATTAGTTCCTCCAAGGTCAAATGTAGGATTAGCTCCCTGTACTTCTACTTCAGCTTGACCTGTGCCATCACCTTTTAATACAATTTTTGAATCACCATTAGGGTCTTGATTGATAGTAAAGTTACCTTTACAATTAACAGTACCATTAGCTAGTGCTTGAAATTCGTCATCAGCTATTTTAAGATTACCAGAACTATCTACTGCAAAAGGATATACACCACTTGCTGGAGTACCAATACTTAATGAGCCACCTACCATAGTTATAGAACTATTACCATCAACAGCATCTTTAGCCGCTTCTGCTTTACTTTTTACATCACTAGCTGTACTACCATCAATTTTACCAGTATAATCACCGGTAGAAGGGTCAAAGACTGCTGTTCCATCTGATTTAGCAAGTATACCAATAAACCTACCATTATTAAATTTACTATTGTCTACATTACCTAAACCTACACTTTCTTTAGATAAACCAGTTGCAGTACCTGTAAACGTAGGATTAGCAAACATAGTAGCTTTAGACTCATTAGTTACATTACTAAGACCTACATCAGCTTTACTTGGTTTGTTATCTGTTCTATAAAAATCACCTATTGCTTTACTACCAAAAGTACCGGTTACATTACCGGTAAAATCAGCATCAGCTCGTTGTAATTTTTTCCAAACTTTAGCCATTTACTTCTTCTACTTGTTCATATTCAGGGTCAGCTTCAGCCGCCTCTTCAAATGCTTTTTTAAATTTTTTGTGCATTTCAAATACCCAAGCTCCTTCACCTACTTTAACATCAATACCGGATATTAAAGTGCATATACCTTCTAGTTCTTGAGTAGTACACTTAATTATTTTCAGTTTCTTCTTCACTTTGCTCTCCTTGTTCTAGCATTGTTTTAATAAACTTTATTTTTAAATAAGTGGTTGTAGCTTGTTCAAGTTCACGTCCCCTATATGTTCTTTCTATCATCAAGTCGTTAATGTAATTTATATCAGACAATTCTAACTTTGAAAGTTTTGCTTGTAAATCTATAACCTCTTCTTTTTTTTCAGTAACTACTGCTCCTTTAGCTTTATCCCAAAATCCCATTAAGACTTTCCTGCATCAACTTTTTCACCATCTACTTTATAGTCATAAGGATACCCAGCTATGTTAGCTTTTTTCTTATGATACTTTTGTAAGTTACTTATTTTTAATTCAAGTGCACCAGTAGTAACTACCTTAGGTGGAATTAAATCACCTTTTTTATCTTTTGTAGCAATCATATCAACCATATCATCATTTAATTTTTTATTTAATTCAGCATATAGTTCTGCTTTTGTCATTATTTCACAAGATATTTCAGTAGATTGGTCCATACTCATATCATTCTGCATTAGCCAAATTCTACGAGACCCATACATTACATTACCATCTAAATCAGCACAGATAAAATCATACTTATCTGGCTTGTAACCTTCGTCTTGTAAGGATTTTTTTAAAGGGGCATAAGGGTATGCTTCCATACCCTCCCATTGCCCTTCTTTTGGTATGGTAATTTTCAAGTCACTTAGTTTAAAGTTCTTTACTTCTTTAGCCATCTTTTACTCCTAAATGTCTACGACTACGTATTGCTCACCACCTACTACGCCAACCTGACCAACAACTTCGTTAGCTGGGTCATTAGTAAATACGTTATCACCATCAACATCTTCTGCTGTTAATGACATCGGTGCTTTACCTTTTGTAGCTAGTGCATTAGTAGTTGTTGTAGCAAAACTTGCATCGTCTCCAAGTGCGGCGGCTAGTTCATCAAGAGTGTTTAAAGCTCCCGGTGCACCACCTATAATTGCTGTTTGTGCGGCACTTGATGCAGAGCTTTCAGCTTCTGCTACTGTCTTACCACCAACTTTATCAGCATCAATAGTTTGTGCTGAACCGTCAAACTTAATTTTACCACCAGCAACTGTTACTGCTTGGTTAATAACATTTCCTAATCCTACGTTAGCGGCAGTTGTACCAGCTCTAATAGATGATGTACTATCTTGATTAGCCGTTGCACCACTTGCCGCTCCACTCTTAACAGTACTCATTGCAGTTCCACCAAGTGTAGCACTCGTTGATATTGCACCCGTTAATGTACCTCCTAAGATAGTTGATGTGCTATCTTGGTTAGCTGTCGCTCCAGCGGCGGCTCCCGACTTAATGTCTGCCGCACTAGTTCCACCTATTGTACCAGTAAACGCACCACCTAATATGGTTGTTGTTGAATCTTGGTTTGCAGTAGCTCCAGAAGCGGCACCACTTTTAACCGTACTAAATGCAGTTCCACCTACTGTTGCACTAGTAGATACTGCACCTGTTAGAGTTCCACCTAAAATTGTAGCTGTACTGTCTTGGTTTGCAGTTGCACCTGCGGCGGCACCAGATTTAACTGTTGCTACAGAAGTACCACCTACAGAACCTGTAAGGTCTCCTGCCATTATTGTTGCGGCACTCTTGTTTTCAACAGAACCTAATCCAATATCACCTTTTCCTAAACCTGCGTTAGTTGTAATGTTAGCAACTGTTAACTCACTTCTGATTGTAGCTGAACTCTTGTTCTCTACACTTCCCAACCCAACGTCAGTTGCTGTTGTATTAGAGTTAATCATACCTGCTTGAGCGTTTGCTGTTTTTAGCTTTGTATCGCTATCAAACGCCGCATCAGTTATTGTTTTTGCCGCACTTCCAGCGACTGCTCCTGTTTTGACAGAACTTGCCGCAGTACCGTCTATAGTACCCGTGAAGTCACCGTCTGCACGTTGGAGCTTCTTCCAGACTTTAGCCATAGTCTTTCTCCTATTCTTCTACGGACACCAATAGACTACCTTCAGAACTATTGTAATAAAGAGTTCCTTCAGAATTGTCACTAGGTGCCGATGTTCTTGGTTTTAAATGAACAGCCCCTTGGTAGTCAACCGAGAATACCTCTGTGCTGTTATTAAGTATTTGAAACAAGTCTCCAGATGATACTGTACTACTTGTTTGATGTTTTAAAATATTTCCAGATATTAGCTGTGGTAGTACCTCTACATCAGAAGTTCCATTATCTCTATAAAACTTACCATTAGATGTATTATACCAAACTAATTTCGTGTATACGTCTTTTACTAAATTAGGACTCGATAAACTACCTGCCATTATTGTACCCTCGAATATGTTGGTGCTGTTGGTTCAGCAACTCTAGTTGTAACTGTAAGTACTGGTTTAACAACTCTAGTTAATATCGGTTTAGTTGGTAATACAACACGAGTTGTTTGAGTACCTCTTATTAATGTTAAAAGTATATTATTAAAAGGATAAGCTATCTTATCAAAAGCTAAACTAATCTTATCAAAAGCTACTGACATTAGAAATCCATTGGTGCTATACTTTGTTTAGAACCATCTCTGCCTCTATAAGAATAATTTTTTGCTTGTTTTAAACCTACTTCATATTTCATCATAAAGTGTTGTGCTAGTGGTATTGTTTCAGCTTTTCTTTCATAACCATTGGCTATAACTCTTGCAATAAGAGATTCGTGAAATTGTTCTGGTATTTCACAGACTTGATTTAAATAAGTAGTTTCTGTTACTTGCCCACTACTATCTAACGTAGTTTCTAAGTAAGTGTCCCCTGAAGCAAAGCCATCTCTTTCTGGTCCTTCTCCGGGAATTAAAAATTTATCGGGTCTTTGTATATATAATAAGTTTACTGTAACTGCATCTGTTGGAGTAGTAAACTTATCTAAGTTAGCATCATAATATGCAATAAGGACAGAATCACGTTCTGTCCACCATAAGTATTGACTAAGATTAAAGTTACTTCGTTCCATTACGTTAGGTCCCTTTCTTTGGGTCTACCTATTAATTTTTTAATTGTTTTGCCGTTATAATCTACACCTTTAACTTTAATAATATGCTTTTTTAATGGATAAACTCTTTGATTTGCAGTTGTTGTGAATTGGTCTATTGACTCTACCATCTCTGCTCTAAATCCCATATCGTTCATTCCATCATTTAACGACCTTACAATTTCAACTACTCCCATATCTGGATGATGTTGCTGTACTCTTTCAATCATCTCTTTTAGTTTCATACTTGCCTCTCGTTAGTGTCAAGTTTTTTAGGAGTTATATTTAATTGTATAAACTCTTGTTTCTTGCTAGTTATTAATTGTAGTTGTTGAGTCATCCATTGATAATCAACTTGTATCTTTTGTATAACTGTATTATATAGCTGTATTTTTTTAGCTAAGTTAGCTTGGAACTCTGCTAAAGCCTGTTGCTTTTGTGCAGACTGTCCACCAAGCTCTGCATTAAATTCACTTAGTATAACATTTGCTCTACTTAATTCTTGTGCGGCAGTAGCTAGTGTTACTTGTACCATATCTTCATCTTCATCGTTTAACCAATACTGTACACTTTCAGGTTCTGTATCACCTGACATTGTTGTACCATCTATTAAATTTTGAGCTTTTGTTATTGCGTCATTAAAATCACTTGTAGGAAACGTATAACTAATACTAGCTGATACGTCAGCTATTTCATCAAATAAAGTTGTATTACCATCTAAGTCTGTTGGTAATGTACTAGCAAAGTTAGATAACTTTTCTATTAATAAAGTTTCAGATGCGTGTAGTACTACTAATTCATTAAATTGAACAGGAAATCCACTTTGAGTACTAGCATTTCCGTCTGAATTATAAATCTTTTCATTGTTGTCATTAAAACTATATCCATTAATATTTTGAACTACTTCTAACTTTATTTCACTACCTGAACCAGCAATAGGGCTCATATATATTTTAGCACCTTCTAAATAATAAGCTGGAGATAATGCAGTTGCAAAATGTATACTACTGCTGTCAGCTATTCTATCTTTTACAGAGGCTGATACTTTTCTAGCTTCTCTAAAAACAGAACCATCTTTTCTACTTACATTTAATAAATAAAGTCCTTTAACATCTGATTGCCAATTTATTCCATTAGCAACCGATTCTAATGTTGTTGAAAAATCTTCTAACAAAGCAGGGTTTTGCCCTATAAGAGAAAGAGTATACTCTATACCTTTTTCAAGTGCTTGACTTAAATCTAAACCCGATATTGAATGTAGATTCTGTTGTAATCTAGTAGTAAATGACATCTATATTTTCCTTATGAGGGGTCCGAAGACCCCCCATAATATACCTAATCCGTTGATTAAGACCACTTCATAACTGCGTGGGTTTCAGGTAGACTGATTTCTAAACCGGCTTCGGTCATAACCATATCTTTTCTTCCGTCCACATTGTTATTCTGTATGTTTGTCAAGATGTGAGTGTCTCTTGATACACCATTACCTTGTAACGGTCTATACTTAACATTAGCTAAATCAATAGCTATTGCAAGATTCTCATCCTGACCTCTGAACAATGGTTCTGCTACGAAATGCAAGTTACCAAAGATTGTATTAATCTTAGTTACTTGGTGTCCGAAAGCACCTTGAATGTTCTGAACATCTAACTTATAAGAGCTAGAAGTAACAGTGTTATTCAAGAAACCATTAGAGCCTAGCTTATTTAAGTAAGCTAAGACCTTACGAGAAGCAAGTACTAACTTGTCTCCACTATTTCCAGACTCTGGTGCGTAGAAATCCTTCATCGCATCAATAAAGTCATCATAAGTAGAGGAAGCATAAGTAAAATTAAAAATCTTACCATTTGCTTCAGTGTAAGGTACAATACCGTGAGAGTATCTAACTGGTCCACCAGAAGCGGCTTCGTCAGATTTACCAATACCAAACAACATAGCGTGTTCAATATCCATCTTATGTTGCATTAGGCAGTCAGCCCAAACTCTACGATATTCATCTGGTCTTCCTCTGTAACGAGTAGCTAAAGAAGAACCACTAAAGAGCTGAATAGCTGTCTTAAAAATCTGACAGTATCCTTCTCTAGAGTAAAGCTCATCTTTCCAGCCTTCTGGGTCAGTAGACCCTTCAGCCCAAGCACTTCCAATTACTTGACCTTTCGCTCCGACTTCAACGTCTGCTTCAGCAATAGCTTCTAAAGCTGTACAAACTATTTCAGAGTGAGTTGTTGCGTCACCAGCAGAGTAAGTTCCAGCATTACCATCACCGATTGTAACACCAGTGACTTTAAGTGCTTTCCCATTTACTCTAATTACTTGTCCAACAAGTAAGTATTGAGGTGCCGCTGTACTTGACCCACCACCTAAGGTGAGGTCGTTACCGTATTTGTCGTAATCAGCTACGACATCATAAGTAACTGAGGCATCCTTTGCAGTTGCCGCTCCGTCTGTCTTAACAATAAAGTTCCTACGTTGCCATTGATGACGCTGTTCAAGAAATTTGAATACGGGGTCATCCGTAGCCTCTTTTGCAACTTTGCTTAGATAGACAAAAAACGGTGACTGTTGAGGAGCTAACTCAGATACTCTTTCGCCAAAATTAAAAATTCGGCGGGAATCATTAATACTGATGCCCTGTGGGGCTACGCCAGTATCATTACTAAAGACATTTGCCATTTTAGTATCTCCTAGTTATACCCACCGACTAACAAGTTAACCGAATGGGTTTCGTTTTTTATAGTCATTTATCATAGAATCCATCATAGTGTCTTGACCGTTTTGCTGACTAGAACTTTGTCCGGGTACTACACCCATAGGTGTAGGTACAGATTGTGCTCTTTTTCGTTGCTCAAAACTTTCACTTTGTGCAGTTTGGGTCATTGGCTGTACAGCCTGAGTACCATTTTGCATCCTGTAAAGTTGAAATAAGTTGTCTACAGTAATATTCTTAGGGTCGTCCATCACCTCTACAAACTTAGCCACTTCTTCATCAGATGCTTGATAAGTTTGTTGTAAATGTGACTTCATATTCGTCATATTACTATTGTATTCTTCTCTTTCAGCTTGAGCCCTTTGAATTTCCTTCTGTTCTTCGTGTATTCGTTGTCGTTCCTCAACCATTACTGCTTGAGTGTATTGTTGATGTAAGCGATTATATTCATCCATATCATCACGCCACTTATCAACAGTGTCTAAATAACGAGCACTTTCAGAACTCGGGTCATCCAATGCGTCAGTTCTACTATATCCTGCCGGTTTCCCCGGTTTTGCTGGGGGGTCAGGAAAAGTCAGTTCTTCTTCAATAGGTTCTAATGTTTCTGGCTGTGGCTGAACAGCTTTATTTTCTAATGCTTCAAGGCGTTTTGCCATTTCTGCATTTTCATTTCTAGCCTTATCTGCCTCACTTTGCCAGTATTGATAACGCTTGACATCGTTATCAACGGGTGATTCCTCTTCCGTAGCTGTTTCTGTAGGTACTTCAACTGGTGAAGGCTCATTTACAGCTTCAGATGGAACATCGTCCATCTTATTTGCACGAAAAAAGTCATCTATCAATGTACCTTTATCCTGAGTTTGGTCAAACGCCGCTTCAGGTGTCATAGGTGCATCTTGAGGAACGCTTACTGCTGGTTCAGGGGTAACCGGAGCTTCCGGTGCCATTACTTCTTCAGTCATTTGTTCTCCTTTTCTTGATTGCGTAGGCTCTGTTAGGACTCAGAGGTACTACTTTTTTTATTATCAGCGATTGTTCTACGAACTTCACTTTTAGCTTGTCCTAAAGCATCATCAAGGCGTTTCTCGAACAGCTTAGCAGACGCTTTACTTTGTGTGCCAGTCTTGTCGAGTTCCGTCTTA